ATTACTTGAATATAAATCCGATGCAGATTCAAGTTCCAAGGGCCAACCCTAGCCATATTGCGAGCCGACTAGTAAGCATTCTGGTATTCCAAAAGGCAAAGGTTCAGATAAGCCAAATAAGCTGCGAGATGCTCATTACAGACCTCAAAGAGGCCAAGGTAGACCGCAAAGGAAGTATCGATCCTTGGAAGAATAAAAATCCTGATAAATCACACGCATTAGATGCGTTTCGTTATTTTATTTTCTCTAATTTTGCAGAAATCAGTGGGAACTTTAATCTAGAAAAATTCAATGGAAATATGCTGCGAGAATAAGTATTCAGTTTGCGAACCTCTGGCAGCTTGTGCCGAACAGTTCTTTGTTAAGGTTCCAATTGGCTGGACTGACCCGACCATTAAAGTAAGGATTCGCAAGGCTAACAGAGTGCGAGTAGTTAGCGCATTGACCATCGTAGGTGGCTGGATTGCTATTCCATTGACTAACTACCCACCCAGCTTTTTTAACGCTTACGCTGGCACTTTCCAGCTTCAGTTCTTCAACGCTGACAGTCCAGAATATGCGGTTGAGTTTACCGCTATGGATGGCCATTTATATACCAGTATTTTATTCCAATTTGCTGATACAATAACCGAAGAAACGGCTAACTTTCTGAACGTATTTGATTCAACTATTCCAACTCTTTAATATGAGAAATTATGATGCAAATTGTGGTGGCAAACGTAGAGGTTGCTGCATTATTACTGATGATGCTAGTGGCGATTTCAACGGCTTCACTTTCCTTGTTCATCGACTATCTGATGGAACACCATCCTTTTGGGCGGTGGTATCTCAAGCAGATTCAAAGGCTACCAGAAAACATCGCAAAGCCGTTAGGTGAGTGCGTTTATTGTTCTGGTGCTTGGCAATATTTAATTTTGTCTTACTTCATTTTTAATCAAGAAATCATAATATGTTTAATTGGCCTTGGTATAAATCACGTAGCACTAACGCTATTAGTGAGCCTACGAAATCACTTCCAGAACTGGGAGTAGAACTTGACATTGATACGCTAGACCCTAGCAAGATCCGCTATAACGGCAATGCGCCAAAAGATAGGTACGACCAGATTGAATATGTATTCACTTCTGGCGGTGTTAATTACTTTAAGTTTAGTGCCGAGGTTAATATTCCATTCCAGAGGGCAATGGCTGCAAGAGATATACTAACTGAGGAACTCTGGCAGATAAGTCCTAACACCCTGCGTGCTTGGAATGAATCTCTGATTGGTGTCATTGTTAGCGACAAGATCAAGCCAGAAAAGAAACTGTATGAAATCGGCATTCTGGCCCACCGATTGAAGGAGCAGATGGAACTGTCTTACTCGCTGGTGCGCCAGTTGAAGTTGGCTTCGGTTCTGTACTTTGATGAGCAGGAAAACCCTCTGGACTACCAGCATCCATATAACCAAACTAAGATTAAGACTTGGTTGCAGAATAACGATATAGATGGTTTTTTTTTGAATCTGCCGGACTTCGGATTTTTGCCCTCAACCATAGAATTGAGCAAGAATTTCAAGACTTATTTGGCGGCAGAAAGCAAAAATCAAATCAACCTACTGAGTCATATTATTTTCAATTTGCCCTCCAGCGATACAAGCGAAGATTTGAAGAACTCTTTATTGTCGCAGATAGCCGAGTTGAACGAGTTAAATACCTACTAGAACTGCCAGTATATGAATACTATTTAACGTACACCTACTGGCTCAAAGAAATGAAAAGAAAGAAAGAATTGAAGTGATTACAATTGGTTTAAGATGGAAAAGTCTCGGTATATTATCGAGGCTTTTTTTATTAAGTTTGTAAAAACTCAATCAATATGGCCGTTTCAGATATTAAGATTAAATACACCATCGATACCAGCGATCTGAACAAGGCGCAACAAGGATTCGATAATCTGACCAAGGAAGAGCAGGATGCTTTGACTGCGCTAAAAAAGTACAATTCTGAATTAGATGAAACTGGGAAAAAAGCAAAAAGTGCAACTGATAAAGCTGGCGGTGGTATAGGTTCTTTAGCTAGTTTAGCTGGGAAAGCATTACCAATAATGGCTGCTGCTTTTGCGGTTGATAAAATAATGAACTTCGGAAAGGTAATTTTCGATACTACTGCCAAATTCCAGCAGATGCAAAAGGCCATCGACTTTGCCTCTGGATCGGTTGCTAAAGGTGCAGAGAACTTTGCTTTTCTTAAAGACCTTACTGCTAGACTTGGACTTGATCTGATGTCAGCAGCCGAAGGATACAAGACTTTTGCAGCATCTTCTAACCTTGCAGGAGTTTCGATTGAAGAAACTAACCGACAATTTGAGGCGGTATCAAAAGCAGTTGCAACGCTTGGACTTTCTTCTGAAGATGCCAAAGGTGTATTCCTAGCCCTAGGACAAATTATCTCAAAAGGAACTGTCGCATCCGAGGAATTGCGTGGCCAGATCGGGGAACGGCTTCCCGGTGCATTTAATATCGCTGCCAAATCAATGGGTGTAACCACCGCAGAACTCGGTAAGATGTTGCAAAAAGGTCAAGTTGCATCAAAGGATTTCTTACCAAAGTTTGCAACTGAACTTGAAAAGACGTTTGGTTCAAAGGCAGCCGAAAATGTCAATACTTTAACTGGTGCGCAGAATAAGTTCAACTCGGCAATTGATGGTTTAATTCTGGCAGTTGGTACTAAGTTAGAACCATTTTTAAAAGGCGCATATTCGCTAGCTGGTGGCATAGCAAATCAATTAGCTAAAGCAGGGCAAGAAGCCAAAGTTCAAAGCAAAGAAAATCTTGGTGCTATACGAGCGCAAAATGACATTAATAAAGAAATATTCAAATTTGGCGCAGCCGTTGGGGTTCAACAAATGGAGAAGGCTAGGCAGCAAGCTACTTTGAATGCCTTACTTTCAATGGAATTAAAAATAGGAAATCAAGTAGAAGCCGTTACAAATGCTAGGTTAGCTGCTGCTGGAAAAACTGGAACAACTGCAAATGTGAATTTAACAAAGGCAGAACGTGAATTGGAAATATTAAAATTAGAGGAAATTGAATTAACTAAACTAGCAGGAGGTTATGAGGTTATAAATAAAGTAAAAGTTCCTTTAACAGATAAGGAATTAAAAGACTTGCAAAAATTATTAAAGGAACAATATGATGCAAGACTTGCTGCCTTAGAAGATGCTAGAAAAATTGCTCAATTAGATGCTGAAATTAAGATTAAAGATGATGAAGAAAGAGCATACAAAATGCTTCAGATTGAAGAAGTTTACCTAAAAGGTAAGAAATCATTAAATGCTCAATATACAAACCTTGGGTTAAAAGATATTAAACAAAGTAATGCATTAATGCTAAAGGAAATTGAACTCAATATAAAGCAGCAAAATGAGGCTTATATGGGGTTGCAAAATTTGCCATCCAGTAATAAAGAACAATTTAATAAATCTATAAAAGACAGAAAAGAACGATTAAAACTGATCCTTTCTGAAAATAATGAAAACTATAAACTAGCAAAAGAAGATGTTGATAATAGGCTTAAAATAGCTAACTATGAAGCCGATTCAACTAATTTAAAGGATAGAGAAAAAAAGAAAATAAAGATACAAAATGAAATAGCTGCAAATGATGAATTGATTGCAGTTAATAAGGATTTTCAAGGTAAATACAATCAAGTAGCTATTGAAGAGGGGGACTCTTTATCTGCTGAATTATTAGCAAAAAATAAGGCTTTAAATCAGCAATTGATTGAGCAAGATAAAGAAGCTCAAAAAGAAAAAATTGAAGTAATCTTAAAAGGTGTTGATATAGCTGCGCAGGCTTATCAAGGCTTTACAGACCTTTATAAATCAAACCTTGACCAAGAACTAGCAGCATCAAACGCACGATTTGATGAAGAAACCCGATTGGCAGGTGACAATAAACAGAAGCTAACCGAGATTGAAGAAAAGCGAGCAGCAAAAGAAAAGGAAATCCGAATAGCTAAGTTTAAAGCAGACCAAGCAGCAGCCGTAGCGCAAGTATTATTCAAGACTGCACCTTATATAGCTGAATACTTTGCCTCTGGATTTCTTGCGCCATTGGCTGCATTTGCTTTGGCAGAACAAGCGGTTCAGATAGCGTTCATTCTAGCGCAGCCAGTTCCAGAATACGCAGAAGGCACGAAGGGCAAGAAACACAAAGGAGGCAAAGCCATAGTAGGCGAGCGAGGCACTGAACGAGTGGTAACGGAATCTGGAAAGGTTTACTACACTCCACCGACCGCAACTCTGTTAGACCTACCTGCTGGCTCGCAGGTAATACCAAACAATATGCTAGGCAAAGAAGAACTATTTATGGCTTCCAGTTTTGCCAATCGAGGCGCAAAGAACGGTGGTTCACTTATATCTGGACAACTGACTGAAATAGGAAGCATTCTTAAAGGACTGCCGATACATCAAATCCAGATGGATGAACAAGGCTTCCAGAAGTTTATACGAACTGAAAAGCGCACAACTAAAATACTCAATAACAGATTTCCATCTAAGAATTAAAGTTTGACAATTTTCTTGGTTTAATTTTGGAAAAGCCCTCGAATATTTTGAGGGTTTTTTTTGTAATATTGCGATATGGCAGGTTGGAGATTTTACTTAAATGAAACAGAAGTCGAAGAACCAATCGGCTGGGATGGTGTCGAGTTCACCGCAAAAAGGATGGAATCGCACGGAATGGATCAACCATTCAGCACCGAACTAACCTTCTACGATTTGGGTGCAAGGCTCATAAAGGCCGAGTACGATGCTAGTTTTATAAATGCTAATATAGTTCTGTTTATCCAGTCTGATGTCGTTACCGATGGTGTAGCGTGGTCGTATCTGGGTTATATAGACCTTTCAATGTACTCCGAAAAAAATGTCTGCGATACAGATTCTTGGGAAATTACAGTCGGAATCCTTGAAGACAATTTCCGTGAGAAATTCAAGGCCAGAATGGATGTCGAAGTTGATTTGCTGACTCTGAAAGACCTTGACCAGAATGCCATCGACCCTATTACATTGCACGAAACTCGGCTACATTGCCAAGAATTGTACTTATCTGGAATAGGCAACCAATTGACTGATGTAGCTACTGAATATATTGAATGGGTTGATAGCTGGATACGTGCTGACTTTGCTTTAACTGCTCCAATTTATTGGGATAATTCAGATTTCAAAGGTGTATTTGGAAATACATTAGACCCAACTGGGATAAATTATACTGATACTAATGCTTGCTTTGTTAATAATTCAGATTTTATTCGAAATATTAATATAAGCCTTAATATAGATTTGGGAGCAAGGTGGGGAGTAATTACAACCATACCCGGCTTTGATGCAATTGGAGATTCAGCAGCAGTTGATTTGTCTTTAACGGTTAGAAAGGCTGATAATTCAATTAGACAAGAAATCACAATTTTTACCAGCTCAACAATGTATTATTTGAGTCCGCCAAGCCCAGACTCATTTAGTTCAAATATATCTTATACGAATGACATTGAAGTACATCCGGGCGATAGGGTTTTGATTTTTGCCGAATGGTCAAATAAGCCATCTACAACCTTCCAGAGATATGAAGATGTTCCATATTATGTAACCAATGCTACCATTCTTGTAGGATTTGAAAATACCTGCCTTACAATTACTGAACTAAATAGTTCTGCTGATGCTTCGCTTGCCAAAGGTTTATTGGTTCACGATTACCTGCAAAGATTAGTCTGGATTCTAACTGGTCAAGAACAAGGCATTATATCAGACTATTTTTCAATACTTGATGGTGGATGCGAATGGGCCAATATGCTGACTACTGGTCTATATATCCGAAACGCTGCTACCATTGATTCGCTGATTAATGGCTGCGGAAATACCGAAGAAGGCGATTTATATTATTCCATAAAAACCACCTTCAAAAAGACATTTGAAGACCTTAGTAAGATATTTTGCCTTGGCTGGCAGTACGAGCAACAAGAAGACCTATCTTGGAAGATTCGCATTGAACCAGTTGATTGGTTTTACCAGATGAACCTAATGGCTTCCTTTGAAAATGTCGGTGAAATAAGGCAGTATGCGCTGACTGATAAACTGGTTAATAATATCACTCTTGGATATTCTGATAAGTGGAAAAACATAGCCGTTTCTGGAATATTCGAAATCCATACCGAACGAAATTACTTTGTCAAGAATAAAGCAATGAGTCAAGGCAGCAGTTCTAAATTAGACTTGAAGTCTGATATTATTGCCTCTGGTTATGCGATTGAGTTCAGTAGGCGGTTGCAGTTCTTACGTGATGATTCAGGCTCTTCTGACCGACCAAACGATTATGAAACCTTTATAATTGCCTTGAACTCTGGAGAACTGACCTTTGATGTAACCAACTCTGGCTACCAGTTACCAGAAGAAACTGGAATCAAGACATTCGCACCAGCAGAAGTAAGCTACGGCAGCAATTTTATAGCGGTCAGTAATGCGCCAATAACTAGGATTTATAATATACCATTGACACCAATGCGCAACGCTATACGCTGGTGGAAGATGCTAGGAATGCATACTTTTGGACTACCTGCAATCGATGCTAAACTATTCTTTCAAGTGGGCGAATACTACACAACTTATTCTAGTGAAATCATTTCTTCCTGCTTAGAGGAAGTTCAAGAAACGGTACTTGCCGAAAATATGGACATTTCTAAAGATGTCCTTCAGCCAGCCTATCAAGAATACTTGTTCAAACCAATAGGTTTAGAGTTTTCATATCCGCAGACCTTATGTGGATTTATTTCGATGGGTGATCCCGGCAATGGTTGCGTTTCCGTTTCATCTGGCAGCTTCAACGGTTTAGGTTTCATCCAAGAATCAGCTAATAAGCCAGAAGATAATTCTGGAGGTACTACCAATTTTACACTATACCTTTCAAATAAATCGCTGCCAAGTGGCCGACCTTATTCTGATGGGTACTCAGATGGATTCGAATAA